ACTCTTAATCAGCGGGTCGGGGGTTCGAAACCCTCACAACCCATATATAAAAACCGCCTAAACAAAGCGTTTAAGCGGTTTTTTGTTTGTGAAATTTTAGTTTAAAATTGCCTTTTTTTATTAAGTGGGGCAGAGGTGGGGCAGAAAGCTTAAAAAGGGTTCTCAAAATCGCTAGCTGCATCTTTGTGCGTATCTTTCAAAACATGTGCATAAATGTTTGAAGTGGTCACACTAGATTTATGTCTAAGCCGCTCTTGGATAATTTTTATATCTCTACCTTTGTTCAATAAAAGTGTAGCAGATGTGTGACGCAAATCATGAAAACGAATCACCGGCAAGTTGTGTCTTTCTAAAAATCGTTTCCAACGCTGATAAATCGAATCAGGCCTAATCGGTTTGCCTTCCATGTTGGCGAATAAAAATTTGTGATTGGTCCATTTCCCTTCAGTTTTTAGGTCTAAAACTTCATTGCTTATATATGTTTCTATTAAATTAGTTAACCAAGCGGGTATAGAAACTATCCCAGCTACATCATTCTTAGTTGATTCTTTAAGAAGTAAACCTTCTCCTGCTTTTGCAACTAGCGTTTGTTCGAATGTTAGCTCATCTTCTATTAAGTTCACGTGTTTTACTTCTAATGCTGCTAATTCAGCTTCTCTACAACCTGAAATCAGCGCTATATAAATCATTACTTGCAATCTAAGTGGCTCTTTCACTAGAGCTGCATTTAACAATTCAATTTCAGCAGGAGTATAAATAGTAGGCGGTCTTTTAGTTGTTTTTGGAAGCCTTACACCCTCTGCGGGGTTAATTGGGATTACTTTCCACTCAACCGCAGTTTCAAATACTGAATTTATCGCAAAATAAATATTTCTGATAGATCGTGGCGAAAGTGGCTTATTTTTCTTTTCGTCTGAATCTGTAGGTTTAACATCTAATCTTGCGCCGGGCTTTTGTAATTTTGCGACTAAATTAACTATATGAAGTGTAGTTATTTTATCCATTTGAACGCCGCCAAAGGCTGGGTAAGCTCTTGCTACTATAGATTTGTAGTATTCTGTCCAGGTTTTAACTTCTAGGTTATTTTGTGCATGTTTTGGCATATACTCATTCTCAACAAATGCTTTAAATGTCATTCTTGCAGGAGCTGTATATCCATTTTGCTCTAATTCTGTGATGAAATTTCTTAACTCTCTTTCTCGCTCCCTCTCATTTTTTGTTCGCGTCGTTCTGTCAGCCCGAATCGGCGTACCTTTGTAGTCATAGCCTACAGTCACGCGCATACGCCATGAATTTTTGCTACGTTGTTCAATAGAACCCTCATAACGCCTACCTTTTACTTTTTTTACCATAAATAAGTCCTCCTTTCGCACATACGTTCTTTTTTCGGTAAAAAGAAAAGCCCAGAGGCTCTCTTTTAAATTTTTGCATGGAACGTTAAATTTGCATCAGAAAATAAGTTGAAGATTATTTCAATATTTCCACTTTCATTAACTCCCGCATGGAAGTCTGCGTTCATATTTTTTCCGTTTGGTATTTTCCCGGTTGTGTTATCCAATGGGTATCTTTCGCCCATTGTACCTTTAGAATCGTATACATCAATGTCAGAATCGACAAAGTACTCAGAGCCAGAATTATTTTCAACTTTATAACTTATTTTAACTACATTCTTAGGCTTGGTATCATCAAATTGATTTCTTTCGTTCGTTTTCTCAACACTAGTTAAAGTTACTTTTATCCCGCCGATTTCTTGTGTATCACCAACGCTGTATTCTTTCAGAGTGGGTGGAAGTATAGTTACAATTTGTACATTATCAGTTTTTCCAGCTTCTTTAGCTGTAACAGTATATTGAATTTCTTCCGAGCCGGTGTAGTTGCTAGAAGCAACGAACATCCCCGATGAATTAACTTCTGCTTCTTCTGACTCAATATAAACAGATGCACCTTCATCGACAACGCCCATTATGCTAAAGTCGCCTTTATCATTTGGTGTAATTTCTGTTTCTGTTAACTTCATTTGAGCTTCTTCTTTTTCTTTGAAATTACTTTTATCATTGGTATTTGTAACTTGTATATCATTTTTTTCATTTCCACAACCTACTAAAAAAATACTAAAAGCTAATAAAAACCCCGTTAATAAAACCATCCCTTTTTTCATCTTATCTGCTCCCTTTATATTTTATTTTCCTTTGAGCTTCATATTAGTTTTATCAAAAGCACTACTTCCAGCCATCTTTGTCTCATCTTTATATCTGAACTCAACCATTGGTCTTAGATTGTTATCTCCACCAAAGAGCGTACCTAGAGCACGTTGCTGTATTTCGCTTCCTAAATAATCAACATTTTTTTGTTTAGTTGCTTCATCTTGATATTTTAAATCTTGAGATACGTACGCAATTAACATATCATATTCATTTTCAAATGGAACCACTTTTATTAGTACCCCGCTCGAATCAGAAATCAAGCGATCAATTGACTCATTAAATAACTCTATACTATCTGATGTAATTTTAGAGGGTGTAGATACATCATCTTGAGCAGGTTCTTCTGCTTGCTCGTCCTCGGCAGCGTCTTCTTGAGCGGGTTTTTCCGTTTGCTCATCTTGGACAGTATTCTTTTTTTGCTCATTTGCTGTAGTTTCTTCTGGATTATTAATAACATAGTTATACATCTGTACAACTCTTATTAGTGAAAAGGTGATTAGAAATATAGCGGATATAGTCAATATTATTGTGTATTTTCGTCTGTTTTCATTTTTAACAACTTTTACTATCCCGAATATTAAGGAAGCTAGTGCCACCAAGTATATTATTACCCAAAAGCTGTAAAATAAAATAACTAAAAATAATATAGCAAGAGCCCAAAACCACCATTTTTTTAACAAGTAACTATACTTACTCATCCCGTTATCTCCTTTTTATAAAAACATAATTATTAAAATTACTATGACAGGAATAGTTATCAACAATGTCATTAAACAACCACATCCTGACATTAATTTACCAGATTCTTCCATAATTTCGCCGGCTTTTTGTGCTTTTCCGTTGTTGTTGCTTTGATAAATGATTGGTGTTAGACAGTTAGGACATTGATTTTCGTGATTGTCTAGTGCATGTCCGCATTTAGGGCAATACATATGTTCACCTCGTCAAAATTTATTAGCACCCATAATCATAAGGATAAAAAGAGTTATCCTCCTGGAAAACTTGAATGGTAGAGCCAAAATGTATAATATAATTACCATTATTATACATTAGTCCATATTTTTCTCTATAATTCTCTACTGCTTCAATCAAAAATTTTTCAGTAACATTTAAAAAAGTAGCAGCTTCATAATATGTTCTGTAGCCAAGATCGTAGCATAAAGCGAGTGATTGTATATTTACTAAATATTCATGCGCTTTACGACGCGCAAATTTCTCCTGCTTGATATTTTCTACATTATTAAATTTTGTTATATCTCCAGCGGTATATTTCCAGTGCATTGCTTCTTCTATTATAGTACATCTAAGTTCATTTTCTGACAAATCAGGATGAAGATGTACTACTTTATTCTGTATAAGTCCGAAAAGTTTTGTTGGTAAGTTGTTATTTATAACAAAATTCAATTCTGGAAACTCTTGCTTTAATTCATAACTTGTTTTATTCATCAATTAGCCCCCTAATGTTAATTTTTAGGCAACTACTCTTTTTGTGATCTGATAAATTTTAAATATTTTTCTATCTCTATTCGTTCTTCTTCCGTCAAATCATTGTCAATATGCGCAGCTAGTAAGTCGCTGTTGTCGAATTTTTCACGACCTAATAAATAATCAGTTGTTACATTAAAGTAATCGGCTAACTGAACGATTAATTCATCTTTTATAGCACGTTTGTCTGTTTCCCACATTCCTATAGTACTTGTTGAAACATTTAAATCTTTTGCAAGTTGAATTTGAGAGATACCTCTTTTATTTCTCAACTCAGATATTTTTTTGCCTATAGTCATAATATCTCCCTCCTTCTTAAGTATCACTATAAGTGATATTTTAAAAAAAATAAACAAAAATCACAAAAAGTGATTGACAATCACGTAAAGTGATAGTATTATTATCACATAGAGTGATAAAGGCGGTGATTAATATTAATAATCTCAAAAAAATTCGCATTGCTAAAGGTATTACACAATTAGAAGCAGCTGAGGCTATCGGTATTTCTTATAGTTTACTTTCTAAAATGGAAGCAGGTTATCGAGGTAGTTCAGATAAAACAAAGATTAAAGTAGCAAATTTTTACGGAAAAAGCGTTGGAGAAATTTTTTTTAATAAAGAAATCACTAATAGTGATAATAAAAAACTAACAAAAATAGGAGGGTAGAAAATGAACATAAGATATTTGAGTAAGAAAAGAAGTGAAGAAAAAGATTTGATTTTTAAAACCAAAAACATACTACCAGAAAACTTGAAATCGTTAAATATTGAGATGCAAGGAGATAGAAATTGTTGTTATGGACTATTAGAAATTAATGGAAAGCAATTAGGAAAAGGAATTACAGCAGTGAAGTTAGATTTAAAAGCAGGATCGTTGCCAATTGTGCAAGTCAAATATCATCCATTCACAATCAGCGAAGAAATGCGAAGACTGTTATGGTCTGGAAAATACTAAAAACCATAATTTAGGAGGAAGAAAAATGAATAACATCAAACAAGCAATTATTAAATTAGAAACAATTTTAGAAAATGGTAATGAAAAAGAGAATAGATTATTCGTTAAGTACAACACTATAAAAAACATTTTAGATTTACTTGAAAAAGATCAAGAGCTAAAAATTATCGAAATGGAAGTAGAGCTGAATGGAGTAGAGGATTCCATAGAAAACGCCGCTTTGTTAGAAAAGAGATTAAGTGAAGCTAAATCTTTGGTGGAAGACTTGGCTAACACTATAAACTCGTTAGAAATTAAGGTGAAGTGAAGCTTTTCCAAAAAGAATAGGAGGTTAAAAAATGAAGGACTTTGAAATGATGGAAGCAATTAAACAAAAACGGCTTGAATGTAAATTAGTAATTTTGGAAAATTTTGAATCGAGTTTTAAAGAAGCCCTCAATAAGGGAGATTCCGCCATGGTGTCGGCTTTAGCGGAATCATTGGAAACAGTTATTAAATAGTGAACTCAATGTAAAGGACATCATTTGAGTTCATTAGAAAAACTTTCGATAAATCGTTTTCTAACTCGTTTGCACCCTTATAAATGATTTTGTAAGTTTTATCGGCTTCTAAATAAAAATCATTTAAATCAAAACTTTTGTTATCTGGAAAAGATGTAATGCTTATAACGCCCATTAGAGCAATGGGCTGGTCATCAGAGATACCTTTGAACATTATATCCATGCGATTTTTCACAAATTCCACCTCCCTTCACAAAAACTATAGCACTGTGAAAGGGCGAACAGAAAGGAGAACAAAATGTCAAATTTACAAGTAATTGCAAATGATATGTTGCCAGTTTTAGAAAATGAAAAAGGCGAGAAATTTGTAAATGCACGGGAACTACATCAAAGCTTGCAAGTTGGAAAAAAATTCACTACTTGGATTACTGACAAGCTTAGTAATTATGGATTTTCAAAGGATGAAGACTATTTCCCAATTTTGGGAGAAAGTACATTCGGTAGACCCAGAACAGAATACTTATTAACTTTAGACACTGCTAAAGAATTAGCAATGGTACAAAACAATGAAATGGGTCGAGCAATTAGAAAATACTTTATTGAAGTAGAAAAACAAGCGAGGAAATTAGCAACTGAATATCCAACATTTTCATACATGATAGACGACCCAGTCGCTAGGGCTAAAAAATGGATTGAGGAGCAACAAGAGAAGCAAGAAGCATTAAAGCAAATTGATGAACAAAAACCGAAAGTGATTTTTGCAGATGCTGTACAAACGAGCGAGAATACAGTTTTAGTAAAAGACTTAGCGACAATCCTTAAACAAAATGGCTTAGATATTGGGCAAAACAGGCTTTTTGAATGGCTAAGAGGAAGCGGATATTTGCTAAATAAAGGGGCTTATTATAATAAACCATCGCAAAAGGCGATGAATTTAGGATTGTTTGAACAAAAAACACATATTCATACAGATAGAAACGGCTTAATGATAACTACCTATACACCTCGAGTTACTGGCAAAGGTCAAATATACCTATTAAACAAATTATTAGAAGAACACAATCAAGTCATAATTTAAGCGTCGCCTACCACAACGACGCTTATGCAGACAACTTAGTCACGGGGAGCGACTAACAATAGTATATAACGATAAGTTGTTAATTAGTGGTTAAAAAATAAACAAAAAGGATTGAGATATTATGTTTCAAAAATCAACATCAGCGCCAACCGCGATGCAAGTTTTAGCAGAAACTCGCACGCAAAAAGAGCTAGCGATTGATAGTTATGTAACACCAGCACTAATAAGCAACCAGTTAAAAGGAAAGCGAACAGTTTCACTTGAACAAGCAGAACAGTTAATTGATAGCTACAACGAACCAGAAAGCACATATTTATTCGCACATGAATTTTCAAACGGAATGATACCGCCTCTACTGGACGGGCTAGACAGTCACCATGCGGCTTTAACTTGTCGCTTTGAACTAGAAGTAACAGAAGCAGTAAATGCGTTAAAAAGCGGATTAGAAACGATGACATTCAATTTAAGAAAAGGCGACATGCTACAACGAGAAGCCGCAAAACAAGCAATTTCAGAAATAACAGATGTAATCGCAACAGCATTAACGCTTAACACAAGTATAGCGAAGGCATTCAACATTAATTTACAACAAATTTTAGAAAGTCGAGATAAATTCTATCAAAAAAATGGTTTGGTGAAGGAGTGAGAAACAATGGAAACAATGGAAAAGGATATTTTGACAGCTGAGGAAGCGGCGGAAATGTTAGGAATGAAAAAGAGGACTATTCAATCTTGGGCTAGAAATGCGGGATTACCCGGCAAAAAAATAAACGGCAAGACATGGATTTTTAGCAAAAGAGAACTTGAAGCGTGGGTAGCGCAAGGTGGAGAAAAATAAAGGAGGGCTACAACAATGACAGAAAGAGTTTTCAGAAAGACTACAAACTTCGGTGATAGCGAAATTCATACAAATAGCAGAACAAAAATGATTGCTAATCCGGCATTTCAGCAGAAAATCCCGTTAAACGAAACAGGTTGCGACAACATGACGGACTATATCGAAGAGTTGAAGTTAAAAGGCTATGAGGAGGTCACGCGCTGATGGATGTATTTATGGTAATGATTTTCGTGTCGTTTATGTCTGTAATCGCAGGTTTTTGGCTGAGAGGAAGTGATAAACGTGGTTGAGAATCCGATGGTTGTTGATGATCTTTGGGACGATGGTTTTAGACATTAAAAAAGCACGCATAGCAGTGCGCGCTTTAAGGATTTGAGATATTACCTTAAGAAAATTATACCTCAAATTCACATATTAATCAATGGAGGTAGCATATATGGCTATTGCAAAAGAAAAGACAATGAACATTTTAGCAAGCGTGAAAGACATGGATAGAACACAATGGTTGCTGACTCGGCGCTTAGGTATCGGCGGAAGCGATGCGGGAATCATCATGGGTTTAAATCAATACAAAACAGCTTTCGAGTTGTGGTTAGACAAGACCGACCAGGTTCCGCCCGGTGAAATGGCAGGAGAAGCAGCATACTGGGGAACTCAAATGGAAGAAGTTGTCGCAAAAGAATTCGAAAAGCGAACTGGCAAGAAAGTAAGACGTAGCAACATGATGTATCAACATCCAGAGCATGATTTTATGTTGGCGAACGTTGATAGGTTTGTGGTTGGTGAAGACGCTATTTTGGAATGTAAAACAGCATCGGCATACCTAGCAAAAGAATGGGAAGCTGACGAAGTACCAGCGACTTACCTAGTGCAAATACAACACTATTTAGCGGTCACAGGCAAAAGTAAAGCGTATGTAGCAGTTCTAATCGGAGGAAATAAATTCATTTGGAAAGAAGTAGAACGCGATGACGAGTTAATCAATCAAATAATCGCTTTTGAGTTAGATTTTTGGGAAACGAACGTAAAAGGACATGTGGCACCTGCGTTGGATGGTTCAAGCGCCGCAGAAAAATATTTAAAAGATCGTTTTGCTAAGTCAGAAGCTAAACAAGTTAATTTATCAAAAGAATACAATGAATTTTTGGCTGAAAGAGCAAATTTAGGACGCGATATAACGCTCTTAGAAACACGAAAAAAAGAAATTGATAATAATATCAAGAATGAGTTAAAAGAAGCTGAAACGGGCATCACAGATGATTTTACGATTACTTGGAAGCCTGTTACAACTTCAAGAGTAGATACAAAACGTTTAAAAGAAGAACATCTAGATATTTATAAAAAATTACAGAAAGAAAGTAGCTATAGAAAATTTGCAGTGAAGGAGAATGAATAATGGCAACTAACGATGAATTAAAAAATCAATTAGCAAATAAACAAAATGGAGGGCAAGTAGCAAGCGCACAGTCATTAGACTTAAAAGGTTTGCTAGAAGCACCGACAATGCGCAAGAAATTCGAAAAGGTACTAGATAAAAAAGCGCCTCAATTTTTAACTTCCCTTTTAAATCTTTATAATGGCGACGACTATTTACAAAAAACTGACCCGATGACAGTTGTTACTTCCGCCATGGTTGCTGCAACACTAGATTTACCAATCGACAAAAATTTAGGTTATGCGTGGATTGTTCCTTATAAAGGCAGAGCACAGTTTCAACTTGGTTATAAAGGATACATCCAGTTAGCACTACGCACAGGACAATATAAAAGCATTAATGTTATCGAAGTGCGCGAAGGTGAGCTACTGAAATGGAACCGACTTACCGAAGAAATCGAACTAGATTTAGACAACAATACAAGTGAAAAAGTCGTTGGTTACTGTGGCTATTTCCAGTTAATTAATGGCTTTGAAAAAACGGTCTATTGGACTCGTAAAGAAATAGAAGCGCATAAACAGAAATTTAGTAAATCGGATTTTGGATGGAAAAAAGATTACGATGCAATGGCTAAAAAGACTGTTCTTAGAAACATGTTAAGCAAGTGGGGGATTTTATCCATCGACATGCAAACAGCGGTTACAGAGGACGAAGCAGAGCCTAGAGAACGAAAAGACGTTACAGACGATGAGTCGATACCCGATATTATAGATGCGCCTATAACGCCGTCTGACACGTTAGAAGCTGGCTCGGTAGTTCAAGGGTCAATGATCTAAGTGAAAATTGATAAGGCAGGGGAATTGCGATGGATGGTTATATAGCTTTACACAGAAAAATTATTGATAGCTGGATATGGCAAGACCCTGAGTTTTATCGGCTTTGGTCATACTGCCTTATCAAAGCGTCATTTAAAGAAAGAGAAATATTTTTAGGTCAACAAATAGTCAAATTAAATCCGGGTCAATTTGTAATCGGAAGAGAAAAATTAGAAGAGGCAATGAACATAGGACTCAAAAATAAACGAACAGCACTTACGTGGTGGCGACGATTACAGAAGCTAGAAAAAGCCCAAATGTTGAACATCAAATCGTACAACAAATTTTCTATTGTAACTATTGAAAACTGGGGGTTATATCAAGGTAGCGATATAGAAAACGAACAGCAAAATGAACAACAGACGAACAACAAACGAACAACAGACGAACAACAGACGAACACAAACAATAAAGATAATAAAGATAATAAAGAGAAGAATGATAATAAAGATAATAATAAACGTCAAAACAAGTTTGACGAGGTTCATTTATCTTTAGCTAATTTATTATTTGAAATGATTAAGTCAAATAACCCAGAAGAAAAAGTTCCAGATGTTGAAAAATGGGCTCATGACATCAGAATTATGATTGAACAAGATAAGCGAGATGCTGAAAAAGTTAAAAACGCTATTATATGGTCACAGAAAAATGATTTCTGGTGCGGTGTCATAAAATCTCCGAAATCTTTAAGGAAAAATTATGATCAGATGGCGACGCAACGTAATAAGCCAGTTGCTAACAAGCCGTTCAACAAATACAGCAAACAAACGAAACCAGAAATATTGCCAGATTGGTTCAACAAAGAGCAGAAACAAACAAAACAAGAAACTTCAACAACAGAATCAAGCGAAGACTTAGAAAAGAAAGTCGCTGAAATTAAAGCGAAATTAGCGGCTAGAAGCGAGGTGCAGGCGTGACAGAATACGCACTTTATAAAGCAGACGAACTACTAATAATCGGCACAGTAGACAAACTAGCGGAGTTTCAGAAAGTGAAGCGTGAGACGATTTTGTTTTATGCTACGCCTACGTATCAAAAGAGGACGACTGATAAGGGGTTAAGAGTAATTAGAGTGGTTTAGAAAGGATGAAATTTCTTGGGAAAATATTACTGGCACGTGTCAAGATTTGGTGGAAAGCCGACAGAAATTCGACACTATAACCACATTACAAAAATGTATAAATTTATTTTGCGAAATCCGGCAATGTTCAAAGATAAAACTTTAACGATTTATGATGACGCAAAAGCAGTTACAAACATGACGTTTAACGAAATTAAGTATAGAGCTAGTTTGAATTTATGTGAAACGGTAGAAAGAAAGTATGTGTTGTCACTTACTCAAAGGCTTAAGGAGGAACAGAAGGAGGCTAAAAAGTGAAACGAATACTTAATTATCCCGGCAGTAAATGGGGTTTGGCAGATTTAATAATTGAAAATATGCCGGAGCATAAAAGTTATTTAGAACCATTCTGCGGATCATGTGCGGTCTTTATGAACAAGCAAAAAGCTACTTTAGAGACGATAAACGATTTAGACGGTCGACTAGTTAATCTTTTTAAAACAATGCGTGATAATCCAGAAGAACTGCAGTATTTAATCATGCACACGCTGTATTCTCGTGAAGAGTATATGCTTTCGCATGAAATATCAAGTGATTCATTAGAAGACGCTAGACGCATGGCTGTGAGGCTCTGGTTTGCCGTCGGAGGCAAGACTAATGCAAATGTTGGATTTAGAAAAAACGTGTCTTGGAATGGTCCTTACAATGCATATGAGTGGAATGACATGTATAACCGAATCGGAATAGCTGCAGCAAGACTGAAAGACGCTCAAATCGAAAATGTAGATGCAATTAAACTGATTGAACAGCATAACGATAAAGATACACTGATATATTGTGACCCGCCATATGTTGCAACTTCTTTAGCAAGTTCACATTATCAGCATGACTTTAGTTTAGAGCAACACAAAGAGTTACTAAAAGTGCTTAAAAAGCATGAGGGCAAAGTAATGTTAAGCGGCTATGAATCAGAACTATATAAACAAGAGTTATCAGACTGGCCAGCTCTTAAAACAATGACAAAAGTAGGCATTACATCAGAAAAGAAATCAGATAGGCAAGAAATTATTTGGTGCAATTTTGAGCCGCCTATGCAATTAAATCTTTTTAAGGAGGAACAAGCATGAGATTTAAAGAAGGCGATAAAGTAGAGTTTATTTGGATAGGTGAATTGAAACAAGGTGTTGTAACTGAAATAGAAGAAACTAAAAATGCTATATCCTATCAAATTAAATATAGTGGAGAAATGGGCATGACTTGGCTTGATGAAAGGGACTTACTTTCTCCGGCTCCAGTTTTAAAAGTTCCGAAATTAGTAGGTGATTTTTTGGAAAATCATTCTAAAGAAGATGGTCATACACTTCATGATTTATTGTGCGATTTATTAACTTCTAGAGATTCGTTAGATGAAAATGTCTACGACTGGATCATGGAAAACAATAATGAAAATGGTGAATTGCTTGCACGCGCTTGGCTTGACGGCTACGAAGTCGAGAAAGAACTGCTTTATTATGTGAAGTTACCGATTTCAAAGCGGAATGAAGCTACAGACGAATTAGAAGTAATTAACATGTGTCTTTTGTTAAATATACAATCACACGAAACATGTATTTCTGGAAATTACAGATGGGTTGATAAGCTAAAAAGAACGGGTTGGAGAACCAAATTGACAGAAGCTCAAATAAAAGATATGCCCGAAGGTGACGCTTATTGGCAGTTTGCTGTTCCTGTTAGGGATTTGGAGTGTGAAGCATGAGAGAGATTGAGTTTAGAGGTAAACGAATAGATAACGGAGAATGGGTTTACGGTAATTTAATGCAG